TTATTCACCTCCTTCGGGAACGGGAACCGTATAGTCTTCCCCCCACGCGGCGGGCGGTTCCAGGACAATTGCCGATTCAACAATGCGGTAGCTCTGCATCAGCCGGGTCGGGACTTTGTGCAGGAATCCGAGGCATTCCTCGGCTGTGAGTTCCGTGACGATCAGGTCGTGGCAGACGACGGTGTCGTTCCACACGGGGCCGCCGCGGTCGAGGATCATCGCGTGCGCGTAGATCGGCTTTTCGCCGGAGACCATCCGGCTGCGCATGGCTGGCGGCTTCGTGACATTTCTCTGCGCGTTCGGCGCAAGGAGTGGAAACTGGAATCCCGGCTCCCGGAACGGGCAGAACAACCCGCCTGTCTCGCCGAAGATTTTCTCCTGCCCGTCCTCCGGGTCTGTCACGGCGACTTTCGGTATGCCCACCTCGTAGTCGTCCGTCGCGGCGCTGTACACCGCGCCGAAATCTCCTTCAATCGTTCTCATGTATGAAAACTCCTTTCCGGCTCAGATCACCGAGCCGTTGATGATGTTGTGCGCGATTTCATTCGAGTTATCCGGCGTGCCGGAGAACGGATATGCCTTGGGCCAGCCGGGCTGCACCGCTTTTGAGTTCGTAAAAATGTTTCCGATGACCACGTTCTTCTTTGCGGCCGCAGTGGTTACCATCATGCCGAGAACTCGGTTGCCGTTCACAACGCACGACGATCCCACGAACGTGCAGGACAGGTTCACGCCGCCCGTGACGTTGATGTCGCCGCACACGAAGTTGCCGGTGACCACCGAGAGCGACGACACGCCGTCGATATGCGCAAGATTCGTATATGCCCAGGCATTATTCGATGTTGCGCCGTAAGAGGAATTGAGCGGGTCGGCCCACGAGATTGTGTTGCCGGACACGCCGGTGATCATCCGTGTCTCGATGTCTTTGCTGCTCTGGAATGTGACGCAGTAGCCGGGCTGGAAGTTGTCGACGTGTCCCGCTGTGTAGAACGTGCATGATGTGCCCGTGGCGTAAAACTTCTGGCTCCCGGTATCAGAGTAGATATTGAACTCGTCGATGCAGGCGTTCCCCGCGATCTGCGCCCGGGGTACAATGGCGCTGATGGCTACGGCCTTTTGTGTGCGAATGACATTTCCGGTTGCCGAGCCCCAGAAACCGAGCGTGAGGGTGCCACGAACCGAGTTGCCGGACGCGCGGGAGCCTTTGCCTCCGACGCTGAGTCCGCCGTCCTCGATGACGTTGTTTGCCGCGACGCTGTAGTCGCCGGCCAGAGTCATTCCGTAGCCGACAAAATTCCCGACTGCCAACGTCTTCTCTGTTGTGCCGCTGATGACCTGCAGGTTGCCCGCGACGTAGTTGCCGTTGGCCGTGGCCGCGTTTTTCAGTTTCACGTTGCCGTGACACAGGTTGTTGTTGAAGATGACACGGCCTTCATAAGCCGTCGCGTCAATCGAACCGATGTTGTTGTTGCAGCAGATAAATGCGACGGTGTTTGATCCGTCGACAAATATCTGTCCGGCGAAAGTGTTGCCGAGGAACAGGATGTCGCCGCCGGAGAAGGAGTACGGACTGGTCTGGAGCTTCACGGTCGGCTTATCCACGCCCGTAAAAAGCGTGGCGGACGTGTTACCGATGATGTATGCATTGAGAAGTCCGATATTCGTGCCGGGGTCACGCACGGCGTTGATGTCGAGATATCCATTGCCGCCTCCGTCGAAATAATTGAAGCAGATGAACGTTTCGTAGGTGTTGTCACCAGCAGTGATACCGGATGACGGCGGCTGGCTGTAGAAACTCTGGCCGGGAGAGCCGTCATATCCGTGTTGAAATCCTCCGTTGACGGTGCAGAGGTAGAATCCATACATGCTGTCGTACACCACGTCCTGAATCGTTTTGCTTTCGCTGTTCGTGCCGTCGCTGAAGCTAAACGACATGCCCACGGCAATCAGACCCGCGTTTACGACAGCGGAAGTTGCGCGGAACTGGTTGCTTCCCTGATTGATGGATGAGTAGATGACATCATCGAGTTCATACCGGAAACCGCCGCTGCCCTGGAATCGGTTGTATTCGATAACCGTGTTGTTATTCAGTTCGCAGTAGATTCCATGCCGCAGCCGCCGAAACACACAGTTGCGGATTTTGCCGTTCATGATTTCCTGTCCCCAAACGCCCCACTCGCCACCGATCCCTATTGTGGTTGCGGTGAAATCACTTCCGAAGTCCGTGGTCGCCGCTTCGATAAAGCAACCGTCCACATCCAGCCGGGAACCGTAATACCGGAATGGACTGATCCCGATGCTGTTTTTCGGAACCTTGATCCAGAGATTCAGAAACTTATTTCCGGGAGACGCCTGAAGCATGCAGTAATCGGTGAAACCGGCTGCGGGCACCAGAGTCGGCATGACATCCGGCATGCCTTCCTCCATCGAGCCGAGCCCGTAGAGGATGGTGTTGTGCTTCATCGTGACATGCGAACTGAGGGTATAAATGCCGGGTTTTATCCAGACAACTCCTCCGTCGTTCCCGAGCGCGTTGATAGCTGTCTGCAAATCCGAATAAGTGCCCGGCGCGCCGGAAGTGTCCATGACGACCCACGAGGCATTCGTGCCGCCAGCGCCCACGAGGTTTTTGACCCAGCCCATGGTCGCGGCATCCTGCGGGTTGTCCGGGTTGAGCAGGTTGACGATTTTGCGGTTGCCCGCGCTGTTGCCCTTTGTGAGAACCGTCGAAAGGTCTGGAACGGAAGAAGACATCTTGAACCATCGCCCCGTACCGGACGTCGGCGTTATCACACCATCGCCATCGTCGGTTCCGGTCCCGGTATCGTCGAATCGATAGAGGGAACCTTTGTCCTCCACGAGTCGCACCTGTTTGTCGGAGCGGTTCACAGCCGCGATGTCGCGGAGATTCTGGATGGACTGAACCGGCGACGCGAATTTTGCCGCCACCCCCGATATATCGCCGACCGTGGCAAACGGATTGGCTGCGTTCGCGCCAGCCGCGCCGGTTGCGGCATTGTAGAGATCGAGCGCGAGGTGATAGCGCTCGGTAGCGGAGCCGCCCTGCATGGAAAGAAGATCGTTGTGATTCTTTCTGTGAATGGCAGGATCAGAAAGATGCGCGCCGAAGGATGCGTTGCCATTCACATCCGGCGATACGGGGAGCCCGCCGTTGAACGACGCAGTGTGCAGACCCGAATGCGCCGGAGATACCTGTGACTGCGTGCATTGCCCGGTCAGGTTTGCGATATTGATCTGGTCGGACCCGCCCGCGCCGTGCGTCGCCGCGTGAGGCGTCACAATTCCGATGCCGCCCTGAACCACGTCGATGCGGGAATCTATCTCATCGAGAACTTCATCAAGCTTGTCCCCTGTATAATTCGGATTCTGGACATCTATGTCCTCATCCTTATGCCTGTGGCCGCTTCCGGGGCGACCGCCTACTCTGTTCTGGTATCCAGTGTCCGCGCCAGCGATCACCATACCCGTGTTTCTGATGTCGGTAAGAATGCCACCCGCTTCGATTACGATGCCGATGTAATAGTGGTCGGGTTCGGGAGTCGGAAGCGTCGCGCCGAGGACTTTTCGCAGCGTCCAATCGGTCTTCCACACTTTGACCGGCGTTTCCACGTTGGCGGGAAGCCGATAGTCCCGGATTGCTGGGTCTTCAGCATTCGTCAGGAGTTGCTCCACGGCGTCCAGATACCAGATACCGTTTCCGATTGGGAACGACACAGGAGCGTTCGGCTGTTCCGATGCGGAGATATCCTCGGCCAGCTCAATCTTGAGTCCAGCGACCCAGATAGCCCCCGCGTGAATGGTAGGGTTTGTAGCCAGCCCGGACAGTTTGAACCCGTCGTTCGGCGATCCGTTCCCGAGGAAATCACACACAGCCCGGCGCAGACCCGTCTTGCCGATCTTCATTGCAAGATTCAGATCGGCATCCATGACGGGCACCCCTTCCTGCCATTCCGGCTCCGTCCAGTTTTTCGTTTCGTCAAACTGATTGCGGGATACCGTCATTTCTTCACCTCCGCGCGAGAGAGTTTCTCGGCGACCGCTTTTCGAACGGCGTCCATGCTCACGTTCTTGCCGGGGCACGTCTTGCTGTAGCCTTCCTTGCCGATTTTCCGCTGCATCTCGCCGTGGCCGAAAATCGCCGTGCGGGGATCGAGCCCGTACTTCCGGCACCAGAACACAAGAAGGTCCGTGAGCTTATCCATCTGGCGCTCGGTCGGAGCGCCCTTGTCGAAATCGCCGATAAGACACACATGGAGCGCGTCGGAGTTCGCGTAGAGACAGCCGTTCGAGATTTTGTCCTCCGGCCATATCCGGTCGACACGACCGTCCGCGGCCGCGACAGATTTCCGTTTGCTCCACGCGTTGTAGTTGGGATATCCGTTGCAGATGACGGCATGATAGCCGGGAGCGCTCCATCCGTTGCCTTTCGGTTTGGGATTGGTGTGCCACTCCGTAATGACAGCGCCGTCGCCCCAGTTGCTCACGGAGTGATGGACGATGAGATTCCTGATTTTTCTGTTTGCCATGAGTTGTTCTTCCTTTCGTCAGTTCTGCTCGCGCCGCACCGTGACCCGCATGATGCGTTCGAGATTGAAGTTTTCGGACTTCGAGATGCGCTCGTGGACCACGTAATTGAAAAGAACGTGTTCCGGGTCGGGCCCGACGAGTCCGAATTCGCGGAGCTGCGCGTTGGCTTCCTCGGCCAAGAAAATCACGCGAACGTCAATCGTGTCGGTCGGCGTCGGCGAGAATCGGTTGTTCGTTGCATCCCAGTAGGAAACCGTGACCGGTTTCATCAAAACCGGGGCGACGAGGCAAGTCCTGTCCGCCGTCGCTTCGACCGGGGCCATGTCCCATGCGGGATCGCCGCTTCCGACCTGCCAGTGCGCGATTCCGTTCGTGAGATTGCCGAGTGCGCCCACGACGAGACCGAGGCCGGAGTCGGTTACGATGTTGTGACCCTCGCGGATGACTTCCGAGCGGCCATCGACATAGTGGGCGATGTCCGTGAATCGGCCTTCAATCGTGAATGCCGCCTTCACAGGGATGTGAGTAATGGAGTTCTCCATAAGAGATTGTTGGTCGTCCTTTCAGATAGGATTTGCCATTCGCTTCCGGTGAATGCGTCCGTGAGGAGCCAGTTGCTCGAGAGAAGATCAGCCTGCGCCGGTCGCCAGTCCCCGATGAAGCCGGATTCCTCGTTGTATGTGGCGAGTTCGAGAATCACGGACATGCAGGCGGGCACCCAGAAACGAAGGATGCGGAACAGTTTGTTGCGGACCTTCTCGAACATGTGGAAGTCGTAAGTCGCCTTGATCTTGATGTGGATTCTGTCCGGGGATTTATCGCCGCCGAGGATGTAGTCGGCAGTATCGGCGGCGGTGTCCATGTTCATCGTGACATTCGGATCGCTCACCTTGAGCGTCGTGCTGTCGGGATGACCGGTCATGAGGATGTTGCGGTTGTATTTGATTACCTCCATGTCCCAGTTCATAATTCCCTGAATGAGATCGATGAGTCCCCGGCGAGTGCCTTTCTTTCGGTAGATGGAGACAGCCCGCTTTATCTCGGCGCGCTGGCGCAGCACCGGCAGTTCCCGATTCAGAAGCCAGCCCACGTTCCACGCGAGATGCTCGAGCAGGTCATCGCGGACTTCGTTAACGTTGGATGTGTCGTTGAGGCCGGACTGCTGCGCCCGGAACTTCTCAAGTTCCCAAGCGATGATTCCGAGGAACCGGCGCAGCTCGTCATTCTCGTCGTTGCGCTCGTAGAGTTCCGGGAGATTGCCGTACAGCTTGCCGTGATAATCGAACGACGCCTCGCACCGGATGCGCGTGCGGTCGTTTTCGGCGGGAACTTCAATCCACGCATCCGCAGTATCCTGAAAGAACACGCGGTAATAATTGAAGAAGCCGTGTGCGGGAGACGAGTCGACATAGGACTCCACCCCCGGGGCGGCATCGGACACGACAATCCCGTCATGGATGTTCCGGGGGTAATCCCTCGATTTCCTGACGAGAATGGTCCGCGCCGCGCCCGGAGGATTTGTCCAGGACACGACCACAGAGTTGTCACGATCAAGCGTCGCCAGCATGGATGCTCCTTACTTCTTCAGAAACGGCGCGATGGTGAGAAACGCGGGCAGTATGTTGTGCAGGTCGTTCATGACGCTGAACGCGGAAAGCATCGCCGAAAACTGATCGGCGCGGGACACGGTCGCCCTCGAATAATCCGGTTCAGTAAGAACCGTGAGAGGCGCGCCATCCGCGTCCGGTTGCACGATCACTTCGCCGACCTTGATGTGGCCGGACGGAGCTTCCTGCGCCATGGGCTCGTCATAAGGCGTGAATTCGAAGATGGCCGAATAAGGAATACCGGAGAGTGCGATGCCCGGGGCGTAGAACTTTCCTTTGAAATATGCGGAGCCGAGCGCGACCGCGATTGCGGACGGGAAGCTGTATCGTCTCCCCGAGAAGATCGGTTCCTGATAGGGAAGCAGCTCGACGGTGACATAATCGGGATCGATGACGTCGGATGTCAGAAGCGGTATGTCCGATCCCACGGTGCATCTGAAACCGTCCGGCGCGAGTTGTGTGTAGTCCGTTCCGCCGCCGCCCTGAACCGGAAGCCCGCTGCCGGAAACAAGAGTGGTGTCGTCGCAGATGAAGATGTCGTTGCCGCCGTTTGTGTCCTGCCAGCTCGCCGTGACACCGTTTTTGCTGTATGTCAGTGTGTTGGAAGAGCCCGGAGCGCCGGTGGTGTTGTTCTTCTGGAACGCGACGTAGTTCTCGGTGCGGGACTTGATGACCGGCGTGAATTCCTGCGCGAGTGGCATGGATTTCGAGTTGTTGGAATTGAGGACGTTCCATCCGATGTGGATGTCGCCTTTGCACGTTTCGCGGTAAACCGTGCCGAGCCAGTCCGGGAAATCGTTGTTGGTATGATCCCGAAGATTCTCCGATCCAGCGTAGCATTCGCGGACTTCACCATCGCCGCAGATGAATGAGATGCATGAGAGCTCGAGACCGTCGTGGTTGTATGTGATCTTCACCGGCTTGCCGACATCGGCGTCGGCGACACCGTCCAGATGCAGCACGCGCTCCGTGTAGTTGTTGCCGTTCATGATCCGATAACCGGCGCGCAATTTCATGTTGCCGTTGTACTGGAATCCGCTCAGGCGGTAGTAATCACTGATCGAGCCGCCACGGAAGATGTGCGCGTTGCTGAGAACGACGCCGATCTTGCCGTCGCCGGGGAGAGCCTGCACCATGACCGACCACATCGTGTCGTACTTCTCGTTGTTCTGTTCGCCCTCGATGGAGATGAATATCTCTTTTCCTACAGGCGGCGTGGTGTGCCCGTCGTTGAGAACAACTTCGATCTGAGTATTGGTCGGATTTCGCCATTCGGTTCGGTTGTTACTGATCTGTCCGGCCATGGCGATCTGATCGCCATTCATCACATTGACTGCAGACGTGAATGCCGGAGAAACAGGCGCGGCGTTCAAATCCCATGCGGCGGCATTTCCCGCGAGTTCGAGGATGATCGGAAGCGGGTCAAACCCGTTGCCGTCGTCACTCCAGCTCATTTCGCCCTGAAGCGAGTTGTAAGGGCGCGTGACATTGTTGTTATTGCGGTTCTGATTGAAGATGGAACCGACCGCGCCTTCCTCCGAGCTGCTCGCACCGCACATAAGAACGCCGGAGCCGTTCATGCCGCTTCCCGGAAGAGCGACGAGGTCGCCCTTGGGTGAGAGCGCGCGAACGGAATCCGCCAATATCTCAATCGCATGGACAGTGACAGAACCGAAAGTAAGCGGCTGCCCGAACATTTTTACCGCCGAGGGCGTATTCGGAATGCGGACACTCGCCATGATGGGTTTTGCGAACTTGAGCTGCATCGTGAGTGGCAGGATGGACGCGAGAAATGTCCGAGCGCCGGACTCCACGCCAGTGAACTTCCAGAAGCCGGGGATGGAGAAGAACACATTGTTGTCCTCGTTCGAGAACCAGAACGCGTCCACGACAGCGCCGGTCTCGGCGTTGAACTCCGCGATGACAACATTTCCGGGAATGCTGTTGTTCGACACGACGCACGCAAAGAAGAAGCTGTCCCCGGTGCCATCGGCATTCGGCGCAATGCATCCGAGTGGAATCACTGCGACGAGGTCGCCGATGTTCGAGCGGAATGTGGACGTGAAGTGGAGATCGATGCCGGTGTCCACGAACGACCCCGTCGCCGGATCGAAATGCAGGATTTTAGGAATCACGCTGTCCGGCGGTCCCTGCATGAACATCTGAAGCGGCAGTTCGTATGCCGGGGCGATGAGCGTTTCGTTTGCCGGGTCGTAATGTGCGAGAAGTGTCGGGATTGCAAAGAGCGTTCCCGCCTTGCCGGTCGGGTTGAGCAGTTCATCCAGCCCCGATGTGTTCCGGTCATACATCTTCGTCACGCGAAGCGCGCCCTCGGTATCGCCTGCGGGATCGCCCTGAGTCAGAACGAGAATTGCAGGCTGTTCCGGGTTTACGGACAACGTGTCCACACGCGCTCTGTTTGTTTCGTTTGCGGGGACGGTTACCGTCCCGCCGTCGAGAATTGTGTTTGTCTGGCCTACGACCGCCTCGATGCCCGAAAGCGTGACCTGCCTACCGTTCACCGCCGCCGTTCCCGGCGACACGGTGCGCCTGTCGAAATATCTCGGCCTCGCGCCGAGGTCTTCGAGCGCCTTGTCGATAATCCGAAACGCGCGGTTTACGTCCGCGTCCCAGTTTTTGTCGCCCCTTGCGGGCATGGCCAGATTCAGAAGATCTGTGAATGTGAATGCCATGAATTCATGCCTCCTTTTGTTTTTCAGTTGGTTTTTTCGAACACAAATACTCCGGGGCTCAGAACCACGCCGTCCATCGGCTCGAAGCCGACCTCGTCCGTTCCGCCGCCGGATTCATCTTCGCCGGAGCCCCAGGTATCGAGCCCCCACGGGCCGAGGCCCCATCCGATGTCGTCCATTGATCGTCACCTCCGTTTTTTGGGCAAAATAAAAAGCCCGGCAATCCGCGACTGTCTCACGTGACTACCGGGCTTGGTTTCGATGCGACCGGACTGGTTACCGGGCTCGAAGCGTCAATACTGCCGGACTTCTGTTTATCTTTTTACGACTCTTCAATCCCTCCGAAGCTATCAATCGTCAATGCGCCGAGTTGCGGAATCTCATTCTGCGCGATGATGACGTTGCCGACTCCGGCCACATCGCGCGAAAGCACTGTCAGATTCACATATCGGACGCCCTCGATTGCATCTATGGATGAAACAAGATCGCTCATGAACACACACTGCCCGAAGTCCACGTTCGGAAATATGAAGAAATCCTGAACCGCTTTTCTCGCGGCATTCTCAATGTCGAGTCGCATGTAATTCTCTTTAACCGCTACTTCGAGAGAGACATTCACCGGCGCATAAACCGGGTCGAACACGACCGTCGTCGCCGTCAGCATCTCTCTGTCCGCGAAGTATGACTCGACCATCTGTTTCAATTCCGGCGTCGGAAGACCGCCGCCTTCCGGGGCGATGTAAAGATTCACCTGTCCCCAGTAAGCCGCCTGTCCGGGCGGGGCGCACAGAACCGTGGCCTTGGCGACACCCGGCAGCGCTTCCGCCAGCGTCTTGTAATCTTCTGCGGTCACGGCGCGCCAGAGCGTGCGTAGCATTCTCGGGGCCATGCGTTTTATGCTTTCAACCGTCTCCCGATCCACACCGCCGACAGCCGGGAGCGGATTTGTCACAGCCGATACTTCTGAGATGTTCGAGACCATCCTGTTTATCTTGTTCGCGCCTACATTGCCGCGAACGCCACCACCTACACGATAGATGGTGCGGACGTTGTTTGAACCCGGCGTGGGTATTTTCCCGTTCTGGTTGTCACCAAAGTTCACCGTAACGATATCGTTTTCGTCTATCTCGATCTCGTAGTGCTTTTCAGACGGCTTGCTGTCGATGAGCGTCGGTACGAGAGTCCAGCGTTCCTCGATGCTGTTCTCCGTAACATATACCTCAAGCGAGCATCCGCCGTCCGGCGAATAGGAAAGCGGTTTGAAGCTGAGTTCAAAAAACTGCGCCGGGAGCCCAGTGCTGCTTCCGAGGATTTCACGCTTTGTTTCACCCTCGATTGCGGCGACAGTTCCGGTCGTCTGTCCGGCAGGAATCATGAGGTCGTCCAACGTCTCAAACGCATAACTTTCCTCGACGCCGGTCGGCTGTGTGGAAACCTGCGTTCCCGCGGGGATCACGAAATCAATCGGCTGCGATGTGATTGTGAATTCCAGATCGGTCACAGCCGAAACAGCGGGCGCCGGTGTGTAATCAATCATCTTCGCAAGGTTCAAAACAGACTTCCGAAGTACGGCGGTCTGGATGTATGCCTCGTTTGCAATGACGTCACAACGGTACGAAAGAGCATCCAGCATGAAAGATACAAGCTCCAGGACGACCATGCCCTGATCGGACGCGGAGTAGTCCGTCCATTCCGGCGTGAGCTGCGGAATCTTATCCACCATGTCTGAAAGGAAGGAATGCCAATCAAGACTGGTGTAGTCGATCTGCTTCGAGAAATTTATCAGACGGCTTACGTCGAGTTCCGGCATTGTCACTCTTCCTTCTTCAGCGGTATTTTCATTTCCTCAGTCTCGCGGGTCACTTTTATTCGGACATCGAGGTTGATCTCGGCTTCAAGGTCTTCGATACGTGTGATTTCAACCTTCTGAAGATCGACGCGCTTTTCCCACCGGAGTATCTGCTGGCTGATATTATGCGTTGCGATGCGGATGCCGGAATTGGACTGCGGAGAAAAAACCAGATTGTCCGCGTCGGCTCCGAACTCAGGCCGCATGACGCGCTCGCCCCGGCGCGTGCCGATGATCTGTCGGATGCTTTCAAGGATGTGCGCTGGGTTGCCCGTTTCAACAGTGCTGAAGGCGACGCCGCCAAGGCCGTTGTAACGAAACGGGAATGAAATGCCCCGATATCCGAGATTCATAACGACACCCCAAACAAGTCCTGAAGCCGCGCGGACTGCGCCTGCATGTCCGTGGCTTCCTCGATTTTAGATTGAGCATCCGCGATCTCCCCGTCGAGTTTCGACGTATCGAGCATGCTCATGGGATCGAGATTCGTGTCGATGGACGCGACCGTGTTTATCGTCTGCATAATGTCCGGGTCGAGAGCGCATCCGGGGAACTGCGACTGAAAGTCCGCGATCTTACCCTGGACTTCCTGCGCCTTGGCTTTCAGCGCGTCGGCTTTTTCTTTTATCGCGCCGAGATTGAGCCCGCCGAGACCGTCCAGCCGCCCTGCGGGTAATCCGACGCGTTGTTTGAAGGACTGGATACCCTGTGACACAACGGATTTGGTGTCCTGCAGCTTCTGCGCCTGCCCGAGGGCTTTCTGAGCAAGCCCGATCGGTGAACTGTCGGTCGCGTCTTTCAACACATCGCCGAGTTTGGCTTTTAACTCGTCACCGAGGAAATCCTTCAAATTGTCGAGGCACTGACTCATGCGATCACCCGATTTTCACTTTCGAAGATCCCTGTCCGACTTTGCCGGAAGACAGGCCGTGCGAATGTGGAGCGGAACCGCCCGCCGTTTCCGTCGCGGCCGCAAGCGGGTCATCGGTACGCGCCGCCGCTTTGCTTCCGCTTGCGATATTCACATCGCCGGAAGACTTCGCCAGTTTCAATGCGCCGGCCACATCCCAGTCGCCGCTTCCCATGACCGACACATTGTGGTTGCCGCCGACTGTTTCCTCGCGGTTGCTCTTGCAGCCGATGTAAAGATTCTCACCGGCGAGAATGGACAGGTCTTTCGCGGATGCGATGTAAATATCGCCTTTTTCCGAATCCATCAGAACCGCGCTTCCCGCGCCGTCCTGCATAAGAATGCGTCGCTTGCCGGATGTGGCATCGAGCAGGAACCTGTTGTCCGCGGCGTCCTTCATATAGATTTTCTCTTTACCGTCCTCCGACCGGATCATGATGTGCTGTCCCTTGCGGTCGGTGATTTTTATTTTCGTCTGGCCGTCGGTGTCGTCGAGTTCGATGCGGTGACCGGATTTCGTTTGCCATGCGTGATTGTCGGGAACATCCCGTTTCGCTTCTCCGGTCTCGGCCTCGTCCCATGGGCCGGAAGATTCCTTTTCCTTTTTATGTGTCACGTCCGCCGCCTCGGTCTTGTCCTCCGGCGCTGCCCACCACACGCCGACCCAGACCGGCCTGTTTGCGTCACCTTGCTCGAATTCGAGCCAGACGGACGATCCCTTCTTGGGGATGGAAAAGAACCCCGTACCGGAATCCCCGCCGTAAGGAACGCATGGGAGTGCCCAGTCGAGGACTTCATCACCGAACACTTGCGGGCACTTGCACTTCAAGCGTCCCCGGTGTTCCGGGTCTTTGTTGTCATCAACGATACCGCGATATTTCCCCACAAACGACGGCATATCACATCTCCGAAAAGTCGTCACCCTCGAGGGGCGTATTTTGCGTCTTCTGTTTATCTGTTTCGAACCCGCCGCCCGTTTCAGTGCCACCGCCGGAATTTCCGACCGCGTTGCGCGTGAGTTCAAGAGTGCTCTGGCACCCGTCCTGCGAGACTTTCAGCGTGTGCGTTTTCACTATCCACGAGCCGGAAAACACCGGCCCCACGCCGAGGATCGTGATCTTGTCTCCGGCATTGATTTGCGGGAATCCGCGCACGAGGGTGAGAGAGCCTTCCATCGCTTTTTCATTTTTGTAATGTTTCGCGCCCGACGCGGCATCGAGTCCTTCCTGAGTGTCCGGCAGCGCGCCGCCAATCTCGTTGTCTTTCAGATAATGCGTGGTCTCGACTTCGTTTTTTCCGCCGCCCGTGCCCACGCCGGAAAGAGCGCCGCCTTTGGGCGCTTTCGGAATCGTGTCATTGCTCGACACGCCATGAGGTTCGACAGGCAGCATTTCAGGATTTCCTCGCGCTTGCTTTCTCGGACGGATAGAGCGTCTCGGCCTTGCCCCGGTTCACGGTGCCGCTGTCTTTGGTTCCCTGCGGCTTGGCGACGCTCGATTTGTTTTTCGTCTTGACCGTCTCTTTCGATTTGTTGTTAATAGTCGCGCCTTCGACATCCTTGCCGGTCTCGTCACTCGCATACCGGGGCGAGAAACTCTTCACCGTGTGGTTTCCGATGCGGTAATCGAACACCGCGACCGGAGACTGGTCGTCGAGGTCGGGCGCTTTCTTGAACTGCATCGTGTTTCCCTTGACCCGAAAGGTGAAGTTTTCCTTCCGCGCCATCTTTCGAAGGAAGTCCACGTCGGATTCCCCGGCCTGTGATTCCTGCTCGACGATTTCTTTTGTTTCATCAACGTCCGGCGTCCAGCCGTGCTTGCCCGCGATCTTTTTTGCGATCTCCGAGCGTTTCATCTTTTTCCACGCCTTGTTCGCCTGTCCCTCGTGACCCTTTTTCGATTTTGCCGAACATTCAATTGAGAGCGTCGGCAGACCCGATTCCGGGAACTGCGGGGTGAGGCCGGACACCTCGCCGATGAATTCCTTGGTCTTTCCCATGAAATAGCCCGCGACGATGCGAACCGACATGCCTTTCGAAGCGACCTTCTGGAACTGAAAGAACGGGTCGTTCACCGTTACCGTTGCCGTATCTTTTTCCTCGATCTCGTCCTTTATCTCGACGTCCGTCACGAGCGACAACTCTTCCGGCGAAAACGAATGCGAGCCGAGCGTTATCTCGAAATAAGGCGACGCGAAGGATGCGGATGTGACGTTTACGACTGCCATTTCATAACTCCTGCGGAAGCGGCGGAATCCACAACTGTTTCCCGACCGGAAGATCGAGCGGGTCCACGCCCGGATTCTTGTCCACGATGTACCACCAGTAATCTGGCGTGCCGTAATACTGGTAACTGATGTTGTCTATCCGGTCGGTCTCGATTACGGTGTGCAGGATGCTCCCGTCCGGTATCTCGCGGTCTATCTCCCTGAATGTGAGCGTGTTCCGAACGAAATCCCGGAACCGCCTCGTGTAAACGAACACCTTTTCGAATCTGGAACCTTCAAAAACGCTCATCGTTCACCTTCTAAGATTCTGTCGGCGCATCTGGTGCATCCGCTGGCTTGTCGCGTTTTTCCACATATCAAGAACGAACGTGACCTGCGCCTTCACGTAGACCGGCTCCATGCGGACGTTGAACCGCTCCTCCGTGAATTGAACCTGAGAGACATATCCTTCCCAGATGCGGGAGCCGATGCCGAGAAGCGCCCGCGGTGGCGGCACAAACTGCGCGTTCACGAGGTCGTTTGTGTCAGGATAGGTGAAGGCTTCGAGAATCGCGATCTCCCGCTGGACGCCGCCTTGTCCGGCCTTGGTTCCGATGGCGTCGAGAACGAGTTCGAACGTCACGTTGCGTTCCCCGCCGCCCGTGTATTGAACAAACCCGCCCGGCGCTCCGGGAGACAGGCTCGTGTTGAATGTCGCCTGTTCCTGCCGCTGGAGTTGCGCCGGATTCACGGAAAACTCCAGGGCGACACCGCCCTCTGCGGAATAGAGGAATCCCTTGTCCGGCGTCGGTATCGAGCTGATCGTGTTGCTCATGTGCGTGCCACCGCCAGACTCGGATTGAAATCGTTAGAAAAACCGGCTTCGCGTTTTCGCTTCTGCATGTATTCGAGTTTTTTCATAATCAGTTCCGCGAGTTCATCAACGGACTGCCTGTCGATTTCCTTTACATTCGGAAGACTGATCGAGATATGGTTGCTCACGGTCGTCGCCGCTGGCGCTGCCGTTTGTGTGTGGACGAGCCCGTATGCCGGGATCATGTCCGCGAACCGGACGATCTTCTGCACAGCCGGAGCCGGAGTGATGACCTCGCCCTCATGGAGCGTCGCCGATACGTTTCCGGTTCTCGCCACAAATCCGCCAGTCGCGTAGCCTTTTCCCTTTTCTTTGGGCGGCGCGGGAATATTTATTCCGATGTAACTCAGCGCGGTTCGAAGCCAGTCGGGAATGAGTCCGATGAGTTTCGCCCTGATTCTGGCGACCGCGCCGCTGATCTGTCCCACGATGGAATTCCACACACCGGCGACGGCCTCTTTGAGACCGTTCCAGAGGCCGGTAATGAAAGTGATCACCGCTTGCACGCGGGACTGAATGCCGGTTATTACGCCCGACACCGTCGCGGATATGGAATTCCACACGGCTGCGACCGCTCCCCGGAACTGCTGCCATCGGAACTGGATGGAAGTAATCACGCCGGACACGACGTTGCGGATGGTGTTCACCACCCACGACACCGCGTTCTGGATGGACTGCCAGATAAATATCACTGCCATTTTGAGCGCTTCCCACCGCATCCTGATCCAGTTCACCACCCCGTTTATCCAGTTGGAAATGGCCATGCCGATTCCCTGAAGGAACGCCATGATCTTTCCCCAGTTCTGGATAATGAGCCCGATGAGAAGCCCGATCCCGCCTGTGAACACGCCGAGGATGAACGGCCACCATTTGATAATGAATCCTTTCAACCACACCCAAGCGCGGGAAAAGGCGTCCACGACCGCCTGATAGATTCCGGCAAAAAACGTCTTTATCTTCGCCACCGCGCCTCTGATCCATTCAACGACAGCGCTCCACACACGCTGCACGACTGCCTTCACCTTGTCCCAGTTTTTGACGAGCAGGATGATGATGACGATGAGCGCGATGATGGCGAGAACAATCCACGTTATCGGGTTTGCGAGAAGCGCGGCGGTGAAAGCCCATGCTCCGGCAATTGCGGGAACGAGCGCGGCGGCGAAAGAACCGATGGCCGTGACCGCTCCGGTGATAAGGGACGTTGCGAACGATGCGACCGCCGCGACGGCCTGTCGGGCAAGGGACACCGCGAAAAGAGCCGCCTGTTTGACCGCCGACGCGAGAGACAGCGCGAGTTTCTTTACACCCTGCGCAGCAGAAACAACGGCGGTTTTCGCAAAGGACAACGTGTTCCGGGCCGCGGAGAGAATCGCCTGCCCGTAATAGGATGCGTAAGCCCGCGCCATCTGGAAGCTGAAATAAAGGAAACGGACGGCCATCGCGCCGGTGCGCCACACGGTTGTGGCCATCGAAACGACACCGCGAACGATGCGGATCGCCCCGGATATCGCCATAATTGCAAAAACGACTTTTCCCGCGACGCTTACGAACGCCATAACTGTGTCTCCGTGCGCTTTCATGAACGAAGAGAATCCCGCTTTCAGCTTTTGAAGAATAGGTAAAACGATGTCCCGGATTCCCATGAAGTTGGTTGTCCAGGCTTTGTAGAGCAGATACCCAATGGCGATCACCGCCGCGACCACGGTCACGACAGGCCAGATTGCCGCGACCACGCCGCCGAGCGCTCCAGCAGCCAAGGGAAGAGAAGCGAGTCCAACAGACAACATTCCGAGCGCACCGAGAAATGTGAGAATCGCGCCACCGACAAGGAGCAGTCCGCCGAGTGCCGCGACGATCAACACAATCCCCCGCAGCGCCCCTGGGTGTTCTTTGCTCCATTTCTTTATGCCCTGAACAAATGATGAAACCGCTTTCGCCGCTTTCGTTATGTACGGCACCAGTTGCTGGCCGATATCTATTGCGAGCGCGACCACGGAATTCCATGCAATCTTCAGTTGCGCGTTCATTCCTTTGAGAGAATTGTCATACTCCTTCTGGAGCGACGTTCCCTCATTGAACGCCTTGTTAGACGTATCCACGAACCGGCCAAGAAGCGACTGTTGTCCGTTGACGGACTTGTTCGCTTCCACCAGTTTGAGAAGCACGTCCGTTCCGCGGGCGCCGCCGATTCCAAGATCGGTCAGCATGTCTGCAACCTGAAACTTGTCGAATTTCTGCAAACCCGTGGCAAACTTCGTCAATGCGCCGTAGGCATCCTTTTCGATCATCTGCTTGAACTCGGCTGTGGAGACGCCCGCGACTTTCGCATACTCGTCAGTGCGCTTCATCATCTCCATGAACATGTCCGACATGGCGGTGCCGCCGACTTCGGAACTGACGCCCATGTCCGTGAGCGCCGCGCCGATGGCGGAAATCTGCGGCATGGTCAATCCGAGAGACGCGCCCGCGCCGGCCATGCGGCTTGTCAGGTCGGCAATCGTCGGAGCGGTGGCGGTTGAGATGTTCGACAACTCATTCAGAACGGAGCCCATGTTCTTCGCCTGTTTGATAGGAATCTTGAACTGGTTGGCAATTTTGGCGAGCGCCGCGCCGCCTTCCTCTGCGGAGAATTCTGACACAGACGCAAGTTTCGCCACCGTGTCCGTGAACGATGACAGGTTCTCGACGCCGTTAATGCCGAGTTGCCCGCCGATCTCGCCGATGTTGGCGAGTTCCTTTGCGCTGTTCGGCATCTTCGAGGACATCTCAACAAAGCGGTCGCCGAGTTTTTTAATCTCCGCGTCCGTCATGCCGGATGTCTTTTGAACGCCGATCATCGCTTCCTGGAAGTCACCGGCGACCTTGATCGTCGCGGCGACGCCACCGAGCATCGCGGCCCCGGAACCCATCATGCCCATGCCCGCATAGAACGTCTTCGAGGACGCCTGCATGCGCGAAGCAAGCTCGTCGCTTTTCTTTGAAAGGGAATCGAAATTGCGCTCCACTTTCTGAAAAACGGCGGACGCCTGATCCTTCGCCTGTATGAGTATACCGAGTCCGAAGTTGTTCATTTTTTCNNGCCGGACCCGGGCCGGAAGCCGCTCGACTTCCTCAAGCGACTTGAACGGCCCGCGTCCATAGCAGAGGAAGAACGATTCCTCTAAGATTTGCTCTTCCGGGTACCGGGGAAGAAAAAATATTCGTTGATCGGAAGCTGCACCTCGAATTCATCATCGCACTCGGGGCACGAGGCCTCGACCACGGTGTCCACGCCGCATGTCACAGCGTCGATTTCCTTGCGGTAGAACTGCGAATCCGCCCCCGGCAGGGTTTCGAAGAATCTCTCCGAGAAGTTCTCGTCCCCGTCCACTGCTATTGTGTGCAGGAGAAGCGACAGCCGGATGATCTCCTGCGGGGTCTTTCGGAGGGTGGTGGAGATTTTCTTCTCGTCGCGCCCGCGAAGTAGACGGAACGTGACTTTCTTTCCGGTTCGGGGCAGCGTGATCGTGTGCGTGGCGTCCGGGTCGCCGTCGAGTTTCTTGACCGGCAATTCCGCGAGATTGATGTCCACGCTAAACGTGTGTCCGCACGAGCCGCACCGCACCTTGAAGTCGTAAGAATCGCCGAACGTCAGTCGGCGGATGGCAAGCATCAGGTAATAGCGGTCTCCCACGAGCAGGTTGTCGAGGTCGACATCTTTCTCGACCACGCAGTTTCGGAGAATCTTCTCGAACGCTTCGCCGGATTTCAGCATTTTCGGACTTGCGAGAAATCCTTCCTCCGTGGCGGTCATCTCGCGGATGGTGCATTCAAGCCCGGAGGGCAGCGTTACTTTTTCGGTATAAAGGTCCATGCGTCACCTCACTCTTTCTCGAATCCCTCGTGCGCCAGAGTCAGTTTTGTGATCTGGTGCTCGGAGGACTCGTTGTCCCAGTCGTCTGTTTCAAACGCCGCGGGGAATGCTTTCGGGATGACCCAGCGGGTCAGTTCCGCGCCGGAGCGGTCTTTTTGTACAATGGTCACTTTGCGCTTGTACTGCTTCTCGTCCGCCGAGCCCGTCCCCGATGAGTGGTTGTAAATCTCATCCCACCAGTTGTAGAGGTCGTCGTCTTCCGTCATGCCGCGCTCGAGTTCGATGTCGTCGAACTTGATCGTGCCCGGCTGTTTGTGAGGCGTGAGCGCGCCGCCCTCGGAATATTCGATGACCTCGGCTTCGGCCTTCAGGCCGGAACACTTGTTGAACGCCGCGCGGACCACGCCGTCGATCTTCACGATGAAGGCGTATTTGTCCCAGTAATTGATTGCGGTTCCCTGTATGGGCATTACGCGCCACCTCCTGTTTCCTCTATGAGTCTCCCGCCGTCCCACTGCGTGATGCGGAAGATCACGAATTCAGCGGCCTTGGTCGGGGCGATGCCGATCTCGGTCACGACCTTGTACTGGTCAATGATCGCCTGCGTGTTCAGTTCGCCGTCGCACTTCACATAGAAGGCGTCGCGCCAGTTGCCCGTGCCACCGTCGAAAAACGCGCCCTCGCGCCAGTAGTCCTTTAGGAACAAAGTGATCGTGGTCGTGAGGTCTTTCCACAGATCGATGTTGTTCGGTTTGAACACGGCCCACTCGGTTCCTTCCGCGATTGATTCCACCACGTTCAGGAACAGACGCCGGACATTGATCGAGCGCCAGTCGGAGAGCGCGGAAAGTGTGCGGTTGCCCCACGCCACTATTCCAACACCGCGCTTTTTTATGATCGGGTTGATGCGGGCCGGATAAAGCGTGTCGCGCTGTCCCTTATCGAGTGGGTATTCCAAGCCGAGGATATCAACGAACGCTCCGTCCTCGATTCCCGCAGGGGCTTTGTGGACGCCATGCACGACGTCCGTCTTGGCGTAGATGCCGGAGAGTTGGCCGGAGGGCGGGATGATTCTTTCCTTGCGGGAATTAGGGTCGAGGATTTTGATGTTCGGGTAATACAGCGCGGCGTACTTGCAGTTGAACGCCGCCGTGTCCTGAACGTATTCCTTGATCTCCGTGACATTCATGCCGAACGGGGAATCGAGGATGACGAACAGGTCTTGCCGCATCTCGGAATAGGTGCAGAGCGCGTTCTGGACGGTCTGCGTGGTTATGCCGGGACAGGACAGGATGTTGATCTCGTCCACGGGATCGAACGCGAACACGCCGGTGCGCGCCGCCTGGCTTCCGGCATAATCGACGTCGCCGATGCCGGTAAGGCCGTCTTCGCCGCCCGTGATCGGGAATGTTCCTTCCGCGGGCCTGTTGTCCGGCGCGACGGACGCGTTGCCGAAGTCTTCCACGACGATGAATTCCGATTTCCCGTTGATGCGGTCGGGCGCGTAATTCTCGGACGCCGGGTTCATCGAAAGGTCGTCATGAGGTTCCACGAAGACGTTCTTGAAATAGACCTTGATGCGGAAATGATTTGCCGGATCGGTCGTCGCCGGAATGACTTTGATGGAAATGTCGTCGCCCCACTTGCCGGGGGAGATTGCCTTCACGCCAAGAGTCGGAATCGGTGTCGCGGCTCTGTCGTTAAGCGTGGTCGCGCTGGTTGCGCACGTCGCGGTCGTCGCGTCCGTGATATCGGTGTAATGCACGAAGCGAACGCGCCGCTCCGGGAGTTCGGGCTCATCGGACCCGACCCGGAGAACATCCTCTTCAATTACGTGATCCACGAGCGCATTTCAAAATCCGAAAACTTCAATCTCGAACGCATCATGCGGATAACCGTGCGGCGAGAACAGCAATGAAAGGAGTTAAAGCATTGTATAAAAGAAAAATCAGACATCTCATCGTCCATCATTCCGTGAGCAACTGGGGCGACGGCTCGGTCATCATGGGCTGGCACACGGCCCCGAAACCGAAGGGAAACGGCTGGAAGGCCCCCGGCTACCATGTTGTCATCTGTAACGGATTTCCCTTGAGCGCCTTGGACGATCCCTTTTTATCGATGGTCGCCTCGGTGAGCGGTGCGAACTTTTTACCACCCGGAGCCTGCGCCTTGATTCCTTTCTTTATCTCCCGCACCAGAAGCAGCGCGCATTTTGTCGCGGCGCGATTGAGAGCTTTTTCCATTCGCGCGGGCAAACAGTTCACAAGGACGCGCTTTACCTGTTTCCATTGGCCGTACTTGACTGTTCTCATGGGTAGAGGTTCGCAACCGTCTCCAAGCATCTCCCCGGCGGTGTCCCCTATGTCGAGCCGCAACAATGCGACGAGATCACTTGCGAGCATCACCGATCTCCTTCAGGCGTCCCTTGAGCGCGTCGATGACGCCGCCGCGCTGTTCGGTTTGAAGAATGGACTGGATCACCTTCGGGTCGTTCTCGTCCTCGACGTACTCGATGGCGTCCTGCTCGTCCAGCTTGTCGAAATCCGCGGGCTGCTCAGGCGGGTTCGGCGCGGGCGCTTTCACATCTTCCCCGTCCGTGACGACCGCGATGCGGCCCGCGTCGATCTGCTTCTGAATGTCGGGCGTGATCTCCGGCGCATCCGCGACCGCGTGCCCCTGCAGGCGCAATTTCGCGGCGGGGATGTGCAGGATTCCCGGTGTGAGATTTCTGATCTTGACCATGCGTTCCTCCTCCGCTTACGGCTGGATGACGACCTTGGAGACGATGTCCGGGCGCGTGACGCCCATGCCGAGTTCGCTCCAGATGAGCCAGCCGGTTTTGAATTTCAGTTTCTTGTCGATGGCTTCCGCCGTGAGAGGCTCGCGGATGGGCATCTTGCCGATTTCCTCGTCGGGGATGAGAAGGATTTCATTCACGTCCGCCGCCGAGGTGAGCAGCACGTTCGCGCCGCCGTACACCTTGATGATGCCTTTCTGGCGCAGTTCGAGCTGGGTGACCGGGTCGAGGTCCCACGCCCGCATCTCGTTGAAGCGTTTTCCGCGAAGCACGATGTACTTCACGGTCAGTTCCTTGTCTTCGAGAATGCTGATGGCGTCGTTCAGGCCCGTCTCCGTCAGAACGCCGCCTGTGATCGTGACGGTGTTCGCCGCGGGCACGGCGGTGGAGATGACGGTGATCGTGCGCTTGTCGATCTCCTTGCGGATTTCCCAACTACAGTGCGTGGAGCAAACGGAAATCCATCGCGGCCGCAGACGGTCGCGTCGACCGGATATGGCCGGAGGACAGGACCTCGAACGGCTGCAAATACGCGAACGCGGATTCCCTGCATGTGTGTCTCATCGGAGACTTCGACAAAGACACGCCGACCGAGCGCCAGATGGAAAAGCTCACCGACCTTCTCGCGTTCTGGTGCGGAAAGTACGGTCTCGATCCGCGCACCGCAATCTTCGGCCATGGCGAGATGCAGCGGCGAATCGGGAAGGAAGGCTACAGCAAGACCTGCCCGGGCAAAAACGTGAGCATGAACGCCGTGCGCGCCGCCGTCGCGGAGAAAATCGCTCCGCGGGAGGTGAAGAAATGACCGTATCCCGCGATCAGTTTGACGAAACGAAAAACTGGACGGAGCCGCAGTGGCAGGAAGGCGTCCCCGTCATGGATGCCGATCTGAATCTCGCGACGAAGATCGAAAAGACAGGTCTTCGCCGCGCGGTGTGTGATTTCCTCGGTAACGGGTCACCCAATGATGGGTTCAAACTGTCAGGGCTTGTTACCGACCCAGCTATCAGCGCCGGAAACATCTGGATAGCCGGACTCAAGATCGAACTGCATGAAGATATTCAGGCGTCAGAGCAACCGAACGCGCCTGAGACGTTCCCTGCCGGAAACGGCATCTGGTATCTCGATGTCGTCGAAATTCTTTTCACGAATGCCGACGATCCGGCGATCCGTGATTACCGGCTTCCCGCGAACGTGGAAACGCCGATCAAGGTGTGGAAGACTGACTGGACGCTGAGGAAGGTTCTCGGCGCGTCGATTCCGGCACCGGAACCTGATCATTATTACCTCGGCATCGCGCTCGAGGCAGGAGGCGTCCTGACCGACATCCGGAACTCGGGGATGATCCTCGCGGGCGCTGACACCGGGTATCAGAACCGCACGGGCGGCAGGCCCGGAAGCGGACACCGCCACTATGACGAGGACATCGACGTCGAGAACCCGAATTTTACGGGCGATACGCTCGATGAAGTTCTCGATGAGATTGATTCGCGCATCGTGGTTGTCGAGGGTGACGTCGGCATGGTTACGCCCCATGCGGCGACACACGGCGCTGGCGGGTCCGACCAGATCAACATCGCAAATTTGCCCGGGCAATGCACCCAGGCACAGGTTTCCCCAGCGCACTCGGGACTGCATACCGCATCTTTCAATGGCGGACTTCCCATTTCTCCGGACGTGAACGGCAACGCATCTCTCGGTGCGCATCTCTCGGATTCATCCATTCACCGCAGAGATCACAACGATCTTCTTTCCATGCAGGGCGGCACGCCTACCGAGCGGTATCATCTCACACTTGATCTCTACAATGCCGCGACCGGCGCGGCCGGAGCAAACGCCTCAAACCCGTTCGCCACGCTCGGCGATCTTTCCGGCGTCGCCGCGAAATTTTCCTCACCGGTTCAGACCGTGCAGGAACTTCGTAACGTCGCCGCGGCGGACCGCTCGGACAAACAGGTCCGGCTCGTGGAGGATAAAGGTTCCCTGTACCGTTTTGATGAAACAGGCACGGGAACGGACGATGGCGACGGTATTATAGCCCCGTCTTCCGGCACGGGGCGCTGGTTCAAGATGTCCTCGGCGGTGCCCGATCTTTCGACCGTGCTCGCAAAGGGAAACAGCGCGGGGAACAAGCGCATCACCGGGCTTCTCAACCCGCAGGCGGGTGCCGACGCGGCGACCATGGACTGGGTGCTCGGCAAGATCGGAGCTGGCGGTGGCGCGGCGCAGGTCTCATGGGTCGTCATGGACCCGACCGGCGCGCCCGGCACATATTCGGATTTGCAGCAGGCAATCAACGCGCTCGGCAGCAGCGGCGGCATCGTCTGGGTAAAACCGGGCACGTACACTCTCACTTCTCACGTCACGATGAAGCACAACACCATCCTCTATGGACTCGGCTCGATGGAGGAAGGAATACCGGACGTCATGCCGACGTTTGTTCCCGCCGCCGGATTCACTGATTACTGCATGATCCAGGCTTCACCAGGAAACAAGTTTCTGAATCTCTGGATCAAGGTGCCCATAGACAGCATCGGCATCAGCCCCTACCGCTATTACGGCTCGCGCCTCGACGTGGACGGATGTTTCATCGAGAGCGAAACCACGGATTTTGGAACCAACCTGGACGCACGCACAATCGGCATCGGCGGCGACTGGGGAACGTGGGGCCAGGAGATCATGAACGGAAAAATCCGCAACTGCGTTTTCCGGCGGCTGCGGCACGGCATCTATTGTGAGTTAAACAGCAACACTGTCATCGAGTACAACCGGTTCCAGAGCACGGGCAGTTTCCGGTACGAACTCGACTCCATCATATACTCGTCGATCAATCAGGGCAGCAACCAGTTCCGGGCAACCGCCGCCGCAGTCAATGCCGGTCTTATTGCCGAGGGCTTTTCGGTCGGATTCAACAACGGCACAAATAGCGAGTACGAAAAAATCGAGAGCATGGTGTACGACAGCCAGTACGGATTCTGGATTTGCACCATCGAAGGAACGTTTCAATACGGTTACGACGTCTCCCCCGGCCAGAGCTTCTATTGCCAGCCGTCATCCTCTGGTATTACCGCTGGCGATAACACACACGAGACGTTCGTGTGCTTCAACTATTTCGATGGCGGTGGCAGTAACTATCTCGACATCAACGCCGTACGTGACGAAATCTCCGGCATCGGTCTGCTGAACCTGTACGTCATAGGAAACACGTCCGACACATGGGCCGTCAGCACAGAAAAGCCGACAATCAGGCTCCAGACCAGTCCTTACTCGTTTTCCGGTGGCGATATCCTTTTCGCCAACAACACGTTTCCGGGCCGGATATTCATCGACGGCGATGATGAAGTGATGTTCATCGCGGCTGGAAACAACATCGGTTCCATCGACGCTACCGCGTATGTGGGCCGGGTGGTCTTCTGTAACAACCTGTGCCATGGCGACGTGAAACTCATGAACGCGGCCACGGTGAACGGGAACTACGTCCTGGGCTCCCTGCAGGTCATCAGCGGCACCACGGAGAAGACGCTGGCGGTCGGTAACTACGTTGAAAACGGCATGACGCTCGCTGGTGATTACAGCGTCGCGGCAAATAACGTCATCGAAAACGGCGGTCTGAGCGTGGGCGGCAAAGGCTCGCGCGCTTCTGGAAATTCTGTGCGCGGCACCCTGACACTCGGTTTCTGGGGCTCGGCGACCGGCAATGTCATTCGCACGACGCAACAGGTGGCCATCAGCGCCATTGTGCCCCGGGCGCAGATCGCGGGAAACGCGTGCATCGACGAGTTCAACATCCACTCCGACACCGGCAGCCAGAGATTCTACGCGACCGGCACGTCCTGTACGTTCTACACGGCTGGCGACGTGGACAACTTCCAGCCCGGTTACTGCGTCACATTCCAGAGCAGCAAGGATATCGAGACGCGGATGATCACCGGCGTCTCCGGCAACACCATCTCGTGGGCCGATGCACTCAATTCCTCTTATGGAGGATCGTCCAACCAGGCATGGGCGTACACGAATCTGGCGCACATCGACGGCGTGTCGTCGCTCTCGGTTGTCACCGGAAACTTTGTGTGCGGGGACATCAACGTCACAGGCGGGGTAAACCTGTCCTGCACATTCGTGGGCTCGTCCTGCGTTATCAATGGCAACCGCGTTCTCGGCATGATGGTCACCACGGCAGCTGCAAAGAAGAATGCGGTGATCGGAAATATCTTCACGAATTCAAAAGCTGTGCAGCCCGGCTGGCCCAAGGCATATCCGTTCTCCGGCACGCCGGATAACTCGAACGAGATCGCGCACAACATCATCAACGGCTCGGTGATCTGAGCCGGAATGGAGGTTTGAATATGCAGACTGTTGAAGGTTCGTTTTTTGCCGTCTTCAACGCGGATACCGGTGACTACGATGTCGGTGTTCCGAAAATTGCGGGGATCGATCCCGAGGACGGGCAGGAGAAAGTGTTCGGCGACACGGGAGGACTGTTCTGTCCGTTCCGTGAGTCCGGGTTCCAGTTCCCTCTTCTCGCGCCGGACACAGAGAGAAGAGTAGCGAAGCCGCCCGCCATGCGCAGCCGGATGATCTCCGGCGAGAAGCCGATCTACGCACACGCCATGATTCTCGACCGCGGGGGGCCCGTGTGGAACGACACCATCGTGTGCCATGACCTGATCGTCACGGAACTGACTGCCGAGGAATGCCTGCGGTTCCTGCACCGTGTGCCGACCCGGCTCCTCAAAAGTTATCGCATCGTCGAATCAGTACAAATCCTGGAACCGCCCGCCTCGTGGGGCGAGGACTATACGGTCCCTGCCGAAGGAGGTGAATAA